CTCAGTAAGGTCTTTCTTTGAGGTAACTCAAGCTAGAACGTCCTAAATTATCTAGAATAAATCTAAATAATGGAGAAGTCCCCTCTTTCATTACCTCATCCTCTCGCTTAACTGGGCAACCAAACATTCACCGTCTCTTCTTGTCCTCGACACTAGATAACAACTCTAGTGCCTTGTCCAAGTCAAGATTATGGATCTTTGCTTGCTTAATCGCTATTGCTTCGATATGATCGACAAATTCCGTAGGGTCGAAACCCTCGAAATTGTCTACCGTCTCGAATAACCACTCCTCAATAAACAGTGGACCGCCAAGCTCTGGTTTTAGAGCAGACGGCCAACCACTTACTAAAGAGGATCTCACCATAGCCTTCCAAGAGTCGAACTTTCGTTCTATCTCTTTAGCTACGGATAAGGCTTTCAAAACGACCATGTCGCTCAGAAGCTCTTCGTGCTCAGACGCAATCTCACGCCTGTCGTCATCCGACGAGAAAATGAGATCTCGCCCTTCGCCAACAAGTTTCGCTCTTAGCTCCGTTAGGAGAGTCCGAACTGGAAGCGCGACTGTACTATTTAACAGTTCTGCATCCAATGCTTCGGGGTCGACCATCGGCCTTAATATATCATTCAGCGTTACCTCTTTTCGTTTGAAAAGAGCACCTAATAATGATATTAAAGGGAAACAAAATTCTTTATCAGAATTTCATTTACCATACCGACAGAGTAATGCCCTAAGCACAGTAACATTCCGGAGCAGGCCAGCATTCGCCCAATAAAAGATATTATTGAGGCGCGCTGCCATCGATGTCTCTGAGATTAGTTGTTTAAGACTAATAGCAGAAACATTAACCGAATCCATTACCGTTCGCTTGGCGAACTCAAAACTTGAGCGGGTTGGAGAAACAATGGACTTAGAGAGATTAATCTCGACGCCCAATTGCTTCATCAGTTCAAGGTAAGACTCGGCAATTTCCTTATCGAAAATCACTAAATCATCACCAAGGACCTCATAATTTTCAAATCAAGTACGGCCTCTATTATTTTGTAGAGCGCAGTACTGAACAAGAAAATGATGCGTCACCGCCAACATGGCTCAGGACGAGAGTGCCCCCATAGGTTGACCAACTGCGTATTTCACCGGACCGGGTTCGATTAGACCTTCTAATTCAGGAGCATAATACTCCCTAGCTGTTAAGAGTTGGCGTCACGCCTCCCCTATACAGTACCTTCCTTGTAAAATCTGATCAAGGAGGGCAGATTGTAATCGAACTGGTAAACGGTCTGTGGCGGATGATAAATCAAAAGAATACGCTCCTGCAGACACCCTTGACTTTTCGATACATCGTTTTACTGATGCATCTTGGTCGAAGGTCCCGTCATTTGGAATCAACCGTAGCAAACGGAAGAGTTCCCGATGAAGAGGGGCGAGCGCATTCTGAGTTCATCAATCCACCATCGCGAAAACACGCAATTTTCCAGCGGCCTCAAACTTGTATGACAGTTGCCCAACTAGGCCCGAAGCAGAATACTTACGGGCCGGCAACCACACATCGGGTTTTATCCCCTTGTGATCAAGATTGAGAGTAACTAAACGGTTATACGTTGTATCCAATATGTTCATAACATCATAGGCTAGTGTATTCAAATACCTACTTCCGACTAATGTGAGATAGTCATTATAAAAATGACTCATCCCAGTTCGTCTAAGAAGTAAAATATCTGTACCTATCCCGTGTCAAGAAACATTATTGGACGGAGACGCTGTTCTAAACATAGAAACAGAAGATGGATATAGGTTAGCTTTTGCTAATCATCCCTCATACCCTTTCAGGTATGAGAAGAATCTCACAAAAGGGGAATTATAAATCTCCAATTGTAATCTAGAAAGAACAGCCTCGTCTCCAGTATATGGGTCCGTGATACTAGCTAGTTTTGGGCTAGGATCACATTCAAGGACCCGATATATAGAGAACAACGATAACCACCACTGGGTAACCTTGGGGTCTCCCGCTCGAATCCGACCTCTATCCACCAAAGGTATAATAAAAGGTAAACCATTTATTAACCTAGGTAAGGGTAGAGTGGGATCGATCGCACGAAGTGAGGAAATTCTATCATCACCTACGAAACGCTGCAAACAGACGTGGCAGGCCTTTAGTCATTTTACTGACAAAGCCGCTCCGTGATTGTTATGCAAACGAACGAGGAATGATATTAAAGAAAATACCTGTTGAGATTTAGCTGGTACCAAGGAAATCCTTCCATAACACAGAAGTACTAACTTCCGTATATGGCCAGAAATCCCTTTCCACACATGTGGAATGGTGAACGTCTTATCCTTAACTACTCCGACTGGGTTTAGCAATGTAAATAATTTACCAAAAGTAAGTTGTTTCATTAGTTATTCCAGAAGGGAAACCAGTGCACCCATGCTGCCTTGGGGATATTAACTCCCAGTTATTATCTTTCGATAAGCAGCTCAGGTAATGCAATGGGTCCAACGAAAGAGGTTTAATTCCTCTTCCGCGATTAAGTAGAGAAAGCCAAGACTGAGCTGTTCCGTTTACACGGGACTCCAGTTCATGCGTCCAGGCAAGGAGGAAAGTTTAGATTGCTCTGAAACTTTATGTTACTCTTCCGCTTAGGCAAACACTCTGTCAGTTCCTTGAATTAACAAGGAAGCAACCAGCTTTG